TGTCGCGTCGAAATCGATGGCGTGGACTTCTCGGAAATGGCCACCACCACGGACCTGGTGAATGGCGTTCTGTCGAACGGCAAGATCAGTTTCCGAAATTGCCTGATGCCGGCGGGGTGGACGGGGCTACCGGTGCAGGGTTTAATCGACCCTTCGCTGCGCGTGAGTCTCTACAACTGCGACGTGGCGAGCGCCAGCTACCCGGAGCTGACCAGCTACGCGCTGTGGATCATGACGTTCGCTGGCAGCATCCGCTCGGATACCGGCGTCCTGAAAACTAGCGGTGCCAGCGACGGCGTAGCGCCGTACTCGCTGCGCATGGCTTCCAATGCCAACGCGGTATGGTACTCGTCGCCTCTGGAGACTGACGAATTTTTCGTCTGGAACGACAAAGTCGGCACGCCTGTCACGCTGTCGTTTGACGTGCTCAGCGATGGTGCGCTGCTGACAAACGCCGACGCCTGGCTAGAGGTGCAGCAGCTGGGATCGCTGAACAAGTCTTTGAGCAGCTTCGTTTCCGGTCGCGCCGCGCACCTGGCTCAGCCAGTGGCCCACCCGACGAACAGCGCGGTCTGGTCAGGGACCGGCGCGATGGTCACGCCGCGCAAGCAGCGCTTGAGCGTTACCTTCACTGCGCAGGAGGTCGGGCCGGTGCTGTGCCGCGTCATGCTGGGCCGGCCGAACACCACGATGTACGTGGACCAAAAACAGGCGGTGTAATGGCGCAGCGTCTAATTCCTGGCTTCGGCTACATCGAAGGACCGCCTGCATCTGGTCAGTACCTTGTCCCGGGGTATGGCTATGTTGGTATGCCGGCCGCCGTCGCACCTCCTAAGAGCTACACGCTGTCGGCAGAGCCTGGAGCCTTCGGCCTTGCCGGGAGTGCAGTTGGCTTGCGCGCCGCACGCCGAATAACCGTGGCGCCGGGCGCTGTCGCGCTCAGTGGCGCCCCAGCAGGCCTGATCTCATCGCGCCGCCTGGCTGCCGGAGCAGCAGCATTTGACCTGGTCGGTACCGCTGCTTCGCTTCGGGCTACCCGCGTTCTACTTGCCGGCGCTGACTCGTTTGGCCTCGCCGGCGGAGCGGCTGCACTCGTCGCGGCGCGGCGCCTGTCGGCCGCAACCGGATCGTTTGCCATTGTTGGCCAGGCCGCCTCGCTGGTGCACACCGCTGCGCCGGCACCCGGCGGGCCGACGTACGTGCTCACGGCGGCGCCCGGCAGTTTCGCGCTGGGCGGATCGACAGTGGGGTTGATGGCGTCGCGCCGGCTGGCCGCTGCTCCTGGTGCCTTCGGGGTTGCTGGGGCGCCGCTGATTCTGGCCGCGCGCCGCCGTCTCACCGCCGCGGCTGGCCAGTTCGATGTCGCCGGCGCCGAAGCGCTGCTGCAGGTGGCGCGCCGACTCCCGGCGGCCGCCGGCACCTTCACGCTGACCGGCAGCGCCGTCGCGTTCAAGTACAGCGAGCAGATCGAATACGCACGCGCGCCGGCCGGCGCCGGCTACGCGCCGCGCCACATCGAATACCAGGCCCGCCCGGAGCAGGGCGGCCACCAGGTGCGACCCGGCCAGGCCGGCGGCGCGCGCCCACCAGCAACAGAGAAAGCATATCGATGAGCAAAGAGAAAACATCGGTGCCGGTGGCGCTCGCGCTGACCATGGCCGAGGCCAAGCAGGCGCTGCGCATCGAAGAGGATGACACCTCGCTCGACACCATGATCAACATCTGGGTGGCCGGCATCACGGCCGAGGCAGAAGCGCAGACCCACCGCGCTTTCGTCAACCGCGGCATGCGCGTGACTCTTGACGCGTTCCCCGACGCTATCCAGCTGACCGCGCCGACGTTCAGCGTCGAGGCCGTGCGCTACCTGGATCCGGCCGGCAGCCAGCAAACGCTGGACCCAGCCGACTACTACGTCGATCGGGTTACGGTACCAGGCTACATCGTGCCGGCGCGCGGCAAGGCCTGGCCGGCGACCGAAGCTCACGTGAACGCGGTGACCGTCGACTGCACCGCAGGCTACGGCCCGACCGCCGCCACGGTACCGGACGAGGTCAGGCTTTACATCCTGGCGCGCCTGTCGGAGATGTTCGATCCGGCGGCTCGCGAGTTCAAAAAAACTCAGACGTCCGAGTTTTTACTCCGCCTGCTTGACGGACTGTGGGTTCCGCCATGACAACTGTATTCGAACTCAACAAGCGCGTGACATTGCAAGCGCGTGGGCTCGATCGCACCAGCTTGAATGCGCCGGGTAAGGCATGGCGCAACGTCGTGCCTGGCGACGGTAAGGTTTGGGCCTCAATCAAGGACATCAGCGGCCGGCAGTTTGTGGCCGCCGGCGGCACACAAAATCAGGTGCAGACAGAAATCACGATTCGACGCCGTGCGGGTGTGCTGCCGAGCATGCGCATCCTGCACGGAGGCTTTGTCTACGATATCCAAGCAGTACTTGAGCGCGGTTCAGGCTGGCTGATATTGATGTGCAAGAAGGAGGTGTTCAGTGCGTGATCTGACGATTACCGGCCTCGCGGAGTTGCAAATGCGAATGAGCGGTGTCAGCGACAGATTGCTGAAGAAGGTGTTGCGCCCGAGCGTTCGCAAAGGCGCAAACGTGATTCGTAACCAGGCGCGCGCCAACTTCAATATCGCTGGCGGTCCAAACGACATAACCGTCGCGCTCAAATCCTCGATCCGGGTTACGCCGCGGCGCGGCACACCGACCCGGGTGGTAGTCAGCGTGGTAGCAGGTGACTTGACTGGCGCCCAGATCAAGAAGTTTGGCAAGAAAGCGGCGTTTTACGCATTGTGGGTCGAAAAGGGGCACATCAACCGTGCGGCTGGCCAAGCGCTACGCGGAAGTAAGGCGGGCGTGAAGGCAGCACGGGCCGCATCGACGAACAACACCCCGGCGCGACCATATATGCAACCAGCTATCGAATCGAAGGCGCAAGAGGCGATTGACTTGGTAATCCAGGAGGTCACCAATCGACTGGCCGAGGCTGCCACGTGAGCGCGCACGCAGCGGTTCTCGGTCTGTTGCAGGCGTCGCCAGAGCTGGTAGCTGCTGTAGATGGCCGCATCTATCCGGACGAAATGGATGATCCGCCTGTCTACCCGTCGGTCACATTCCAGAAAATCGGCGGCGGGCGAGCGCGCAGTGCGGTGAAAAGCTCAAGCCTGGCTCGAGCATCGATCCAGGTTTCGACTTGGGCAAAGTCCAGGGACGAGACGGTGCAGATCGCAGGCCTGATCCGCCGAGCACTGGATCGCAAGAGGCAACTAACGCTGTCTGGCGTGCCTGTCGATGACTGCTTCTACGTGAGCGACATCGACCTGAAGGATCCGGACTCTGGCATCTGTTTCAACCACATGAGCTTCAAAATTCACTACCGCGAACCATGACAAAAACCCAGCAGATCCTTGCCGCAATGGCGGCGGCACTCACCGGCGTCGGCTTACCTGTACGGGATGATACCGCGGCACTTTTTAGCTTCGAAGACCATCCGTGCATCCTGCTGGACTGCGGGGATGAATATCCCGACCCGGTCGTTGGAATGGGTTTCGTGTACTGGAATCTGGAGGTGCTGATGCTGATCGGCGCCGATGGCCCAGTACCGAAGATGGCGCCGGAGCCAACCCGAGCTGCAGCGCATGCCGCACTGTACGCCGACCGCACGCTGGGCGGCGTTGTGGTCGACATCGCCGCTGGCCCAATCAATCGCAGCATCGACGAAGAGAACCCGGCCTGCGGCATTACGCAGGTCGCCTATAAGCTGAAGTATCGAACTATAGAAGGTATCGCATGAGCGACGAAAACGAAGGACTGGGCGGCAGTTACGCGCTCAACACCAAGACGGGCAAGCGCACCCTGGTGGCACGCACCGACCCTCCGGCTTCGGCTGAGGCAAAACCCGATGAGCCCGCAGATGCGGGTTTTTTTTCGCCGGACGCACCGGCTGACAAGACTACCAAGGAGTAAGCATGCCCCAGTTGACCCGCAAACGCACGATCCTGTCGAAGATCGAAACTACCTACGGTACCGACCCGGTACCGACCGGCGCCGCCAATGCCATCTTGGTGAAAAGCATCACCGTCACGCCGATGGAGACCAACCTGGTCTCGCGTGACCTGATCCGCCAGTACATGGGCAATTCCGAAAACCTGGCAGGCTCGGTCTACGGCAAGCTGGAGATTGAGGTCGAACTGGCCGGCTCCGGTACCGCAGGCACCGCGCCAGCGTTCGGATCGCTGCTGCGCGCCTGCGGCATGTCCGAGACCATCGCCGCTGGCGTCAGCGTCATCTATGCCCCGGTGTCGGGCGCGTTCGAATCGGTCACGAATTACTTCAATCAGGACGGTGTGCTGCATAAGATGAGTGGCTCACGCGGCAGCGTCGCGCTGACGTATTCCGCACAATCCATCCCGTCGCTGAAGTTCTCGTTCCAAGGCTTGTACTCGCCGGTGGTCGACGCGGCGGCGCCGACCGGTGTGGTGTTTACTGCCTGGCAGATGCCGCTGGTGGTCAACAACGCCAATACCACCGGCTTGACCTTGCAGGGCTTCTCGGGCCTGGTGTTGTCAGACCTGTCGATCGACTTGGCCAACACAGTCACGTTCCGCTCCTTGGTGGGCGGCGCTGAGCAGGTCATGATCACCGACCGCAAGCCAGCCGGCTCGATCACTTTCGAAGCCACCACCGTAGCGCAGAAGGACTGGTGGACTGCAGCGCGCAATGCCGCCACTGGCCCGCTCTCGATCACCCACGGCACCGTTGCCGGTAATAAGGTCAAGGTCGATGCTCCGAAGACCCAGATTACCCAGCCGAACTACTCGGACAAGGACGGCATCGCCATGATCCAGGCGAGCCTGGTGCTGGTGCCGAACGCCGGTAACGACGAGCTGACGCTCACTTTCATGTAATCCACTGCGTACGAAATTCGTACGCACTCCATCACCGGCGAAAGCCAAACCGAGCACCGGCCGGCCGCCGTCGCCTATCGCGGGCGCGGCGGCAGGCACGGGCATATGTCTTACCCGCGAAAAGGAAAAACCATGTTCATCATCACCACCTCGAAAGACAAAACCATCAACTGGCCTGTCAAGGTTGAGATCGCTGCCGACGGCGGCAAGATCAACAAGTTTGAGTTCACCGGCACTTTCCGTCTGCTCGATGACGACGAGAAAGAGGCGCTGGCCGCCGACGCCAAGATTGTCGAGCCAAGTGACAACGACGAATCCGAGCCGGCCGGGGCGTGGAAAGAGCGTGCTGTCGACAACATCCTGAAGACCATGACCGGCTGGAAGCAAGTGGTCGATGAAAGCAAGTCGCCGATTGACTTTAACCGCGACACACTGCTCGCGGCTGTGCGCACCCCGCACGGTATCAGCATCCTGCGTGCGATTAACACGGCACTCGCCGAGATCGCCACCGGTGCTCGCGTAAAAAACTAAAGGAAGCCGCCGCGTTCTGGGCGCGCGGCGGCAAACCGGATGGGCCTGGTGTTGAAGACGACTTGGCCGTCCTCGGAATTTCGAAGGAAGAGCCGGCGAAGTGGTCAGGTGACGCCGACGATAAGGGGAGTTTCGAAATATTCCCGGAAAACGCCCTGGCCGTTGCGGTATTCGCCTCAATGGGAACGCAATGGCAGTGGACCGGGGGTATGCAGTCATACCGCTGCGGGCTGAATCATGCGGTACTTCAGCTTCATATGGACAAGGAGGGTGTGCCACGCAAGCGCCGCTTTGAGGTTATGGCTGATGTCCAGATCATGGAGCGCTCTGCGCTTGAGGTGTGGAGCGCTTAAGTCGCGAGGCAGTGCTAAGTTGCCCCCCCACAGAAGTGTTGGGTCGTTATATGGCCGGTGTAATATTGCCTTCTATAAATTGGGAGGGAATATGAAGACCATCGTGTTGGCTGGGCTGCTAATCGGAGGCTCTGCCTTAGCTGGGGCGCAGTCACAAAAATCAGATGTCGAAGCGCGGTACGATAGGGCATCGCAGGAAATGATGCACGCAGCCGTCGATTTGATCCGCTCGATTCATACCGACCCAAAATCCGTCAAGTTTCGTTCCGTAGTTATCTCTCCGGGCGGAAAGGCTGTATGCGGTGAATATAACGCTCGAAACAAGCTTGGTGCATACATCGGCTTTTATCGCTTCTTTGTCACGTCCAATATGTTAGGGCATGAAAGCGCAAGACACCCGTTTGAACACCAAGAATGGGTCAATAAATGCCTAAGTGATGGCGAGTCTATCCTTAACGAATAGATAGTACCGACTACAACAAAGCCCGCCGATGCGGGCTTTTTTTATGGGGATTTGACTATGCCATCAGGCGCAGTTACCGTCGGCGGCTTGGTCATCAACCTGGCCGCCGAGACCAGTCAGCTCAAAACGGACATGGCCGAGGGCGCGCGCGCCGTCGACACAGGCGCCAAAGCGATGATCAATTCGATGGCCGGCATCGCCGAGTCGTCTGATCGATCTACGGACGCGGGCGCCCGCATGGTCAGGCAGTTGAAGGAGGAGATTGCCACGTTTGGCATGACAAGTGAGCAGATTACTCAGTACAAGGCCAACCTCAATGGCGTGGGAACTGAGGTCGAATCGCTGGTGGGGCGCCTGGGTCAGATGAAAGCGGCCCAGGCCGGCTTCACCGATCAGTTGGCGGCTTCCGAAGCGCAAGCCACGCAGCGCATCAAAGAAATGGTAGCGGCGTCGCTGATGGAGGTGTCGGCCATGAATGATGTGACTGCTGCGACGCAGGGCGTGATCAACGCACAGACTGCAGCTACCAGCACCGGGCGCAGCTTGGCCGAAACGCAGCGGCTACAGATCCTCAACATGCAGGGGGTGGCTGCGTCGATGCGCACGGTGCAAGAAGGCACCGTCGCAATGTCAGCCGATACCCAACGCATCCTGGCGCAGTATGACCCGCTGGGTGCGAAGCTGCGATCACTTCAGGCCGACTTGGCCACGCTGCGCAAAGAGATGGGCAACAGCGTAGACCCGGCTGCCATCAAGGCGTTCCAGGGGCTGGAAGACGAGATCGCCAAAACCCAGGCGTTGATGGCGAAAGCTGCAGCGCAGGCAAACACCCTGGGCGGCGCCACCAGCCAGCTCACGCAGACCCAGACGCAACTCATCGACCGGTTCAAGCAGCAGGCGGAGACGGTTGGTATGAGCCGCTCGCAGCTGATGGCGTATCAGGCGGCACAGTTGGGCGTCACTGAGCAGACCAAAGATTTCATCGCCAAGATCAAAGAGCAGGAGGATGCCCTCAAAAGGGCGGCTCGCGCGAAAGAGGACGAGAGGAACGCGACCTTCAGAATGGGCGATGCGCTTAAAACGCTGGCCGCAGGATACGCAGCACTGAAAATCGGCGAATACCTCAAAGACATCACCATGGTGGCGGCGCGCTATGAAACCCTTGGTGTTGTCCTGGAGGTCGTTGGGCGCACCGCTGGCTATACCAAGACCCAGATGGATGCCGCATCCGAGGGTGTCGCACGCCAGGGCATCACGATGACCGAATCCCGAAACTCCGTTATCAAGCTGGTGCAAGCCCACGTCGATCTGAAAAATGCGTCGACGCTCGCGCGCATTGCGCAGGATGCTGCGGTCATCGGCAACATCAACTCTTCGGAGGCATTCGAGCGCCTGGTTAATGGCGTCTCGCGCGGGAACGTGCTTATCCTGCGCAACATCGGTATCAACGTCAATCTGCAGGCGGCGTACGCTCAGATGGCCGACTCATTGGGCAAGAGCACGCGCGAATTGACCGAGAACGAGCGAGTACAGGCCAGGCTGAATGCCGTGCTCGAGCGCGGCGCCGATATTGCTGGCACCTATGAGGCTGCCATGGATACGGCCAGCAAGCAGATCACCTCGATGAAACGCTACACCGAAGACTTGAAAACTACCTTCGGCGAAGTGTTCACGGAGACACTGACAATTGGGGTGATGGCACTTACCGATGAGCTGAAGGATGCGAATGGCGAGGTCAGCGAGCTTGCCAAAAATGGTCAGCTTGCTGAATGGGGGCGCGACCTGACCAACATTTTCGTTGGCGTTGCAAATGCCATCAGCAACATCCTGACAGGCGCGAAGATGGCCGGCACCTGGGCGGCGCACTTCAAAGCAAGTGGCGACGTCGACACGCAATACCGCGACAAGTACGCCAAGGCGGCGGACGCCGACAAGCCAAAAATCAGGAATGAGTGGGTGGCAGCATTGACGCGCGAGCAGCAAGCCTACGAGTCCACCCAGACCGCGCTGGCCGGTGATTTTGACCGATTCCAGCGTGCCGCAGATGAGCGAATGGCCGCCCGCCTTGCGAAGCAAAAGACTGATTCCGCTGAACGGCTCAAGGTCGATCAGGATTATGCTGCGCGCGCCACTGCGCTGCTGATCGCGAATGCCGATAAGAGCATTGAGGTGCAACAAGCGGCGCAGGCGAATCTCGCCAAGCAGGTCTACCAAGGAACCCCAAACTACCGCGATTCCGAAGTTCGCGAGTCGAAGCCGAAAGTCGACCAGGCCGACAACATCCGCCTGCAAAACGCACTGGCGCGCACCCAGGAGATGTCGGCAATCGACAAATCCTATGCCGAGTACTCGATGCAGCTGGACGACATGCGACACAAGGCCAGCAAGCTGGGCGACGAAGAGTACTTCAAGAGCAAAAAAGAGAACCTGTCGGTCATCTTCCTGAGTGAACAGGAAATGTACGACAAGCAGCTGCAAGCCATCAAGTCGCACCACAATTCAACCGATGCCGAACGGGAGAAGAGTGCCAAGGCGATCGCTGACATCGAGGGCAAGAAGGAGGCTGCACGCGTCAAGTACGATCAGGCGAACCTTCTGATGGATGAGGGAGAACGTCTGCGCCTGGAGGGCGTGACATCGGCAAGCGAAGATGCGACCAATAAATACACCTCGGACTTGCAACGACAATTACAGGCGATTGAGCTCGCGACTGGCAAACGGGAGAAATCGAAGTCTGCAATCGAGGAGGAAACGGTCGCCCTGTACGAGCAATCGGTCGCCAATATGAAACTGCAGGTGTCAGAGCCGGTTACTGAGCAACACACGCAAGCCGACCATGATGCTGCTGTGGCGATGTTGGCAGACCTGGAGAAGCAGCTCGGCTTGCACAAAGACATCGCCGATGCTTTGAAGGATCAAGAGGCGGTCATCTCGCACCAAAAAATGGCGGATCAGGCCATTCAGGACTGGAAGCGAGCGGGTGATGCTATTGCTGACAGCCTGAATAGCGCTTTTGGAAGCGGTGGGAAAGCAGCCGGCCTGATGTTCAGGGCTTACTCGGAAGGTGCTTCCGGGCAGCTCCAGGCACAAAAGCGATTGGCTGAAGCGAAAAAGCTGTCCGATGACAATCCCGAAAAAGCGAACGCAATTGCGCGCGCACACTTGGCCGGGGCTAAGGCTCAGATTCAATCGTATGGCGACATGGCCGGTGCGGCGAAGGGATTTTTCGAAGAGCACTCGGCCGGTTACCGCGCCATGGAAGCAGCCGAAAAAACGTTTCGGGCGTTCGAGGTTGCACTGTCGATTAAGAGCATGGTCGAGAAGAGCGGCCTGCTGACGGCCTTCACCGGCCTGTTCGTCGCTTCAAAGGCTACTCAGACTGCAGCTGAGGGTACGTCGACCGCAGCATCGACCGCGATGGCCGGCACGCAGGCGAGCGCTTGGGGTATCACCGCGGTGGTCAAGGCTATCGCGTCGATGCCGTTTCCACTGAACATCGCGGCCGGTGCCGCTACCCTGGCCGCGGTCGTTGCCATTGGCGCGAAGATGTTTGGCAGCGTGGGCAGCGGCAGCGTCAGCCTATCCGAGCAGCGTCAGAAGGCGACCGGTACCGGGTCGGTGCTGGGCGATGCCACGGCAAAATCGGAGTCAATAGCGAAGGCAATCGAACTGTCGGCGTCGAACTCGAACATCGAGCTGAACTACACGGCAGGCATGCTGCGCTCGCTGCGCGCAATCGAGAGTTCGCTGTCCGGACTGGGAGGAATTCTCGCTCAGAACGGCGTGAACGGCTTGGCACCAGGGTCTGATATGAGCAGCCCCAATAGCATTGGTCGGCTTCTCAATGGCGGCGCTTTGGGCGCGCCCTTCATCACCATTTTGGACAAACTTACTGGAGGATGGGTCAGCAAAACGACTGGGCAAATCGTCAACGCCATTTTTGGCGGCAAGGTGTCGACACTCGACGTCGGGGTCATGACGGGCGCGGCCACAGTGGGTGGCGTGCGGTCTGTCGGCCTGCAAGCGTCGAGCTACGCCGACACGAAAACCGATGGCGGTTGGTTCCATAGCGATAAATACCGTACTGCTACTGAGTCCCTCGGTCCCGAGGCCAACGCACAGTTTTCGCAAGCCGTCCGTGACATGGCCGATGCGGTGCAAGAAGCGGGCAAGCTGTTGGGCTTGGGTGGCGACGCCTTCACCCAGCGCTTGAACAGCTTCGTCGTCGACCTTGGGAAGATCAGCACCAAAGACCTTAAGGCTGACGAAATCCAGAAACAACTGGAGGCTGCATTCTCGAAGGTTGGTGACGATATGGCTCGCTGGTCGGTCGACGGCCTGACGCAGCTGCAGAAGGTCGGCGAGGGTGCGCTGGAAACTCTGGTGCGCGTGGCGGCAAACTACGCAAACCTGGATGCAGTTCTGGCCAGTGTCGGCAAGACGTTCGGCGCGACGGGCCTGTCGAGCATCAAGGCGCGCGAGAGTTTCATCGAACTGGCTGGTGGAATCGACGAGCTGGCAAGTAAGACGGCTGGCTTTGCTGAAAATTTCCTGACCGAAGCGGAACGGCTTGCACCAGTCCAGAAGTACGTCGCCGACCAGTTGGCGTCGATGGGCCTGGCGGGTCTGCGTTCGCGCGAGTCGTTCAAGCAGTACGTTCTCGGCTTGGATATGTCCAGCGAAGCGCAGCGTCAGCAGTTTGTAGCGCTGATGGACCTGCAGGAAGCCTTCGCCAAGGTGTATCCGGAGATTGTCGACACGACGATCACGCTCGCCGGCGCCAAGACGGCGCTGGCAGATGCCTACAACGCGGAGACCGAAGCCATCGGCGCGACCATCGACAGGATGAGCTCGTTCGCATCGAGCCTCCGGAGTCTGCGTAACAGCGCGGTGTTGGGCAACCTGTCGCCGCTGTCGCCGGTCCAGAAGTATGCCGAGGCAAAAGCGCAGTACGAGGCTGTCTTGTCGGCGGCTCGCGGCGGGGACGAATCGGCGCAGTCGAACTACCAGGCTGCGTTCACGTCGTTCCTGGAAGCGTCGCGCACTGTGTTCGCGAGCAGCGGCCAGTACCAGCAGGACTTCTACTACGCCCAGGCTGCGACCGAAGAGGCCGCGCGCTGGGCTGAGGCAGAGGTCGACGTCGGCAAGGCGCAGCTCACCGCGCTTGAGCGCCAGGTGTCCGGCTTGATCGAGGTGAAGCAGGAAGTCATGTCGGTGCGGGATGCAATCCTGCAGCTCAACGCAGTCATGGGCAAGAACACCGCCCCGCTGACTGCTGTAGCGCCGCCCGTGAACACGCCGATTCCGTACAGCTCGTACGGCACCCCCAACACCGAAGCACTGGTGGCGGCAGTTAAGTCGCTGTCTTCGGAAAACGCGATGCTCAGGGCAGAACAGCGTCAGCAGACGGGTGACCTCATCCGGGCTGTGCAGGGTTCCGCGGATTCCTCCTCGGACAAGATCTCAGGCGCGGTGAAGGCTGCCGCCACAACTGAAGTAAGGGTTCTTCCTGAATGACTGATGCTCAGTTCCTGGCCTGGCTGCAAAGCTCGGCCGCGTATCGTTGCGTCCTGATCGAGGCGGCGGCGCAGGTGAATGGCGTGGAAACCATGGTCTACATGGCGACCAGGTCGTACACCACGTCGCCGGCCGACAGTCCGGCCAACACGCAATACCTCCCAATCGCCACCGTTGGCACGTTGTTCACCGAGCGCCTGTCGCTCGAGGGTGACGGCGCGCTCTCGACTGGCGACCTGGAGATCGACAACACCGCCGGCATGCGTGATGCCTGGGCCGGCGCCGGCTACGTGTGGAAGAACCGCGAGATCAAGGCTTACATCGGCGACATTCGCTGGCCGCGCGCCGACTTCCGCATGATCTTCAACGGCATCGTCGCCGATATCGCCCCGAGCGGCCGGAGCAAACTGCTCCTGAAGCTGCGCGATAAGCTGCAGCGCCTGAATACCGCGATCACCGAAGCGAAGCTGGGCGGCGAGACAGAGCAGAAGGACGCTCTGCTGCCATTCGCTATCGGTCAGGTGTCGAACATCACGCCGCTGCCGGTCAACCCGGCGTTGCTGGTCTACGGCTACCACTGCGCATCCGCCGAGGGCGTTATCGCCAACGAGGCGCGCGACAACGGCGCACCGGTGGCGATGACCTCGAATCCGGCCGCCGGTACCGTGACGCTGGAGTCGACGCCGGCCGGCGCCGTGACGTTGTCCGTCAAGGGCGACAACACCGGCGGCTACTGCGACACCGCGGCCACGATGTGCAGGCGCCTGGCCACCCGGTATGGCAAGCCTGCCGATCGCTTCACCGATGCCGATCTCGACCTGGCGAACATCGGCGCCTTCGACGCGGCTCACCCGCAGCCGATGGGGTTGTACTCCACCGACCGGCTCAACGTGCTGGCCGCATGCCAGATGCTGCTTGGCAGCCTCGGCGCCCAGTTGGTGATGTCGCGGTTGGGCCTGATGCGGCTGATCCAGGTGGCGCTCCCCGGTACCGGTACGCCGTTCGTGATCCGTCCGGAACACATGGTCGACGGCACGCTGCAGCCCGCCGGCCGTACCGACGTCGTCGGCGCCGTGAAGCTGGGCTTCGCTAAGAACTGGACGGTCCAGGACGCCGGCACGCTGGCCAACCTGCCCGAAGTGCACAAGGCACTCTTCAGCGAGGAGTGGCTGACCACCACCAAGACCGACGCGGCGACGCTGGCCACGTACCGCCTGAACGCCGAGCCGGTGCAGATCGACACGATGCTGCTGACCCGAGCCGACGCGGATGCTGAGGCGCAGCGACGCCTCGACCTCTGGAAGGTGCCTCGCACCACGTACGAGTTCGACGGCGTGCCCGAGATGCTGCAGCTTGAGTTGGGCCAGGCGGTGACCGTCTACAGCCCGCGCTTCGGCATGGTCGCCGGCGTCGCCGGCATCGTTATTTCATTGGCGCCCGACTGGAACACCGGGCGCGTTAAAGTGGGCTTTCTCGTATGAGCACAGTGCTGAACGACCGCGACGCCATTCTGCAGGCGGCCGGGACCAGGATCGTCAACCCTAAAAATGCCGACATCCTGCTGGACATGTCGGCGCCGGCCTTCCACGTGGACGCTTCCGGGGTTGCCGATGTCGCGTCCATCACGATCACCGGCACGTTGGTTGGCCTGGAAGGGGCGCTGTCGTGGTCCGTCCAAGGTGCAACCCTATCCAACGTCACTGACCGTTCGGCCACGGTAACCTACGCGAGCATGCAGGGTGCCACCGCCATAGTCACCGCCAGTATGACGAGCAGCGGTGAACTGTTCTCGCGCGGCCGCGTCCTAGCCACCATGCAGGACGGTGCGCCCGGTACCAGCGCGAAGACCGCCAAGCTGACGCCATCGGAACAGGTCTTCAAGATCAGCAAGGCGGGTACCAACTCGCCAGCGAGCATCACCCTCACGGCCACCGGCCAGAATACCGCAGGCGTGCCGAGCTTCACCATCCCGGCCGGCACTGCAACGCTGACGGCGGGCGCTAATGCGTCGCAGAAAGTGCTGACGTTCGCCAACATGGCAACCGATGCGGTTACGGTCGAGGTTACGCTCGACGGCCAGAAGGACCGGGTCACCATCTACAAGGTAAGAGAAGGGCAAGACGGGTTGCCGGGACAGCCTGGCGTCGATGCAACGGTGGGCTTGCTGACAAACGAGAGCGTCACGCTGCCGGCCGGATCGAACGGCGTCGTGTCGAGCTTCAGCAGCGCGGTGTGCACGCTGGTGATGTACAAGGGCGCATCCGACGATAGCGCGAATTGGACCTATGCCTTCGCACCAGCATCGGCCTCGAACCGCCTGAGCTACACGACCAGCGGCAGCACCGTGACGCTGACCGGCATGGCGGCTGGCGTCGATTCCTCATACGTCGACATCACCGCCAGCAAGGCGGGAGCATCCTCGGTAACGAAGCGTTTCTTCGTGTCCAAGAGCAAGGCCGGCGCCAGCGTTACAGGCGCCCGGGGCGCTGGGCAATATTACGTCATCGGCTCAGCTTGGTCGGACGTTGTCGCGCAGGCAGCCTGCCCAGGCGGCCCGGTCGTCAACGACCAGGTCACGATCAGCAACGGAGCCGTAACGTACACGAAGCGATGGGATGGCTCGGTCTGGTATGTGCCAGGCGCCTACCTGAGCGGCGACCTGTTTGTCGATGGAGACATCAACGGCTCAAAGCTGAAGGTCGGGACCGTCCAGGTCACCACACCCGCAGGCGTACCTGTCGTCACAATTGGCGGCCTGCAAGCAGGCTTCGAGGCACCAAATACAAAAAATGCTGACCTAGCACCGGCGATCAGTGCCGCCGCTGCCACTGCCGCATGGGACGGTATCGCCGATATCCCTTACCAGTCGATCCTGAACAACGATGACTCGGTGGTGATGGGGTTCAACCCGACCTTCTCCGATTGGCCGGCGGGGGTGTCACGTCCGGTAGGTTGGGCGGGCCAGGTCCCAACTAAAGACACGGTCAACAAACGTCTGGGCGCCTGGGCCGTCAAATTCACCACGACGGGCGCGGCTCAATTCGCCATCAACAAGAAAGTGGCCGTCCCGACGCTGCCCCTGGGAACGTTCATCGCCGGCACCTACGACATCTACATCGCCACGATCAACGCGGGCAACACCACTGGCAAGCCTGGCTTGATGGTCCGCCTCTGGTACAACGCCACACAATACGTCGACCGCCCGTTCGCGGCGGATCTGCTGGCCGGGCAGTGGCAGCGCATCAACTTCACCGCGCGCCTGAACGCTGGCCAGCAGATTGTAGCGGTCGAGTTCTATCTGTTCGGTGCGTACGCGGGGGGTGGCTTCGGCGGTGCGCTGTTCAACGGCGTGGTGTCGTTCGACAGCTTCCGGTTCGCCCTCTACGACAACAGTCTCGACAACACCGCCATCACGTTGGCGGCCGATGGCACCCTCACTGGCGCTGCCGGCGGTACGCAAAAAGTAACGATCACCGGGCTGGGTTACACCGGCGCCCTGAACGCCACGAACGGTGCGCCGGCTGGCACCTCCGTGGGCGGCACCGAGGCGGGCCTGCTGGCGTCGCGCGCGCTCAATGGCGACACCGCCTTGAACGCCGTGAACAACGCCACTACGGGCTTGGCCGCTAAGCTGAGCGCCGCCGGCAACCAGAACCTGGTCGGCCCGATCGCGCTGACGGCGAACGGCGCCATTGTGGTGGGCGACACCAACACCGGCGTGGTGGTGAACACCGGGGGCATTACGCTGCGCAAGGGGGGCAAGAATCGCGTCGTCATGAACAATAACGGCGACTTTGGCCTGTACGCTGATGATGGCAGTCTGATCCTCGGGGCGGAAAGCTCACTTGCGCAGCAAACGTCGTCCAATCCAAATTTAGTACCTAATTGCCGAGGCTGGACTGACTTGGCGGGCGTTACGTCTAACCGAAACGGCGACCCGCGTTTCGGTGATGGGCAGTACCTTTATTTCAATACCGGCGGCAATGGTAGCTATACAGGGGCGCACAGCCCTGCGCTTGGAATTCCAGCGAATTCTTACTATACGGTGAGCTTTGATGCGTACTGCGAAAGCGGCTCCCGATACGTTAACTGCGATGTGTATAACGGTTCAACTATTGATTCCGGGGGTGCGGGCTGGGATATTGGCAGTGGTATGCGGCGATATTCTTTCACCGAACAAATGCCAAACATCCCGGCCACTGACCGCGCGTGGCTTCGGATTTTTACTGGCGCAGGCGGACCGGTTGTAGTTTCTAATATCAAGGTTGAATTAGGGATGAAGGTCACGCCCTGGAACGACAGCATCATCACCAACGATAACGCCAAGTCCCGCGTGTTCATCCAGAACCTGCAGGCGCTGTCCGCGTACCTAGGGAGCCTTGAGATCGGGCCCGGGGGCGCAATACGCCAAGGCAAAGCAGGTTACGGCACCGGCAATGGCATCTGGCTCGGCGATCACAACGGTACGCCAAAGTTTGACATCGGCCAGACCGGCGGCGCAGGCCTCGTTTGGGACGGCTTCGACCTAACCATCAACCGCCCTAAATTGGCTTCGCCATTCAACGTGGTCCTAAGCGATGTGCGAATTACGCAGCAAGTTAACGGCTCCACGATTCAATTTAGCCCTGCGAAATCTATTACCAGTGGTTCGGGAAACTACTCATATACGTGGTCGTTTAGTACACAGGGGGTCGGCTCGTTTCTGGAAATGGTATCTAGCCCGGCCGGTTCAGACGTTGTAATTAAAGCGACTGGCTCGAATCGCTGGCTGTACGGTTATGCCGCCCTCACATTGAAAGACCTCGCTTCGGGCCTGACCGCGACGGCTTATTGCAATATCACTGTTCAATTTGGAAGTGGACAAGAGCCATGATGAAACCATATTTGATGGTGCGCGACACCGATGGAATCGTTCTCGGGGTCATGTGGCACGAAGATCCCGATGACGGTCCGGTGAAACCACAGGCTGGCCCATTGTCAGGGACGCATCTTGTACAGCACGCTCAAGAGTTCAGCCGAGAAGGGCGCCACGATACCGAGGCGGCGTACTGGATCGATGGCGCGATCACCTGGGTGGACGAAACGCCCATCGAACAGTACCGCGCAGGCGGCATCGACGCCATCGACGCTTCCGGCGAGACACTGCGCATGGCCGTCATCAGCCGCATGACCCAGACGCCCGAGTACGTGCGCGCTGAGCAGCACGCGCGCGAGTACCGCAGCGCCGGCTACCCCGAGGGCGAGGACGCCTACGTGCCGCCGGGTGTGGCCAGCTGGGCGATGGCGAAGTGGCGTGCAGGGTGGACCGCGCGCCAGGCCGCCGATGACATCCTGGCCACAGCTGACCGCTGGTATGCGCTCCTCGATGAGATCCGCACGCTGCGCCTGACCAACAAGGAGGACGTGCGCCACGCGGCGACAGCCGGCGAGGTTGCGGCCATCGTTGCCGACATGACCGCCGACATGCGGGCGCTGGCCCTGCAGATGAACACCACCACTACGGAATAGCATGCCCAACCTGAGAATTGTTTCCGACAACGCTGTCGGCCGCGCGGCGTCGCTCGTCGCTTCGACTACAGCCGGCGGGCTGCTGGCTGCCAACCTTGCGAGCGATAGGAAGTCCAGCGTGCACCGCGCCACCGGCACGAACGTGACGTACACGATCACCTGGTCGGTCGCCGAGCCAATCGGTTGCGTTGCGCTGCCGTTCTGCAACCTCTCGCCGACGGCGACGATGCGCGTGCGCGCCTACGCCAGCAACGGCACCACCGTTCTGTACGACAGCGGCGGCACCCCGGCTGGCCTGGCTTGTCCGGCGCCGGGACTGCGCCCCCGCGGGTTCACGCCAGCGCAGGCGGCCAGCGCCTATGCTTACGGCGGCGGCGCCTGCGCGCGGCGCTGGTTCAACCAGGTCAACGCTTTCAAGCTTGTGATCGATATCGTGGACACCGGCAACCTGCAGGGCTATATCGAAGCCGCGTGCATAGTGGTCGGCCCGGCCTGGTCTCCGAAGTACAACGCCTCGGCCACTTCCGTTTCGATCACCGACAGGACGGAGATCACGCGCAGCGCCGCCGGCGATCAGTTGGCGGACCCGGGCACGATCAGCCGGAAGGTGCCGGTTGACCTGCGCGCAATGCCAGAGGAAGACCGCGCGCGGTTCCTCGACTTGGTGCGCAACAGCCGGGCCCACCCAATCCTGATGAGCGTATTCCCCGAGCATCCGGACCTGGCGCTCGAGCGGGACTTCACGGTCTACGGCCGGCGCACGAAAGATTCCGACATCGCCTACCAGTTCGCAGGCGCTTATTCCACCACCCTTGAGATCGAGGAGATCTGATGCACCCACGTCCTGGAATTGTCACGGTCCGGCTCACCAGCCGCTGGCCGTATAACCCGATCAGTCTCGCGGTCGGCGTCGCCGCCGGTTCGCGCGAGTTCAGTCACTCGATCACGATCATCGGCGAGCGCGCATATGAGGCGTCGATGACGCACGGCTGCCGCACCGGCACGGTCAACGAGCTGATGGCGGGCATCGTCATCTACCGCGATATGCCGGTGGCCGTGCCCGACATCGACGCCGCGCAGGCCTTTGCTGAGGCGCAGATGGGGAAGGGCTACGACTTTGCCGGCGCCGTCGGTATTCCTCTGACCTACTCGGAGGACTGGACTGACGACAGCAAGTGGTGGTGCAGCGACCTGACGTTTGCAATCCTGCTGGCCGGCGGCCTACGCCTGTTCGACCCGGCCGTGATGAAGCGCGTCAGGCCAATCGATCTGCACATGGCCGACTACCCGAAAGGACCGATCGTACGAATGCGACGTCCGCCGCAAGTTCCACCGACCAGCCCGCGCATGCGGGCTTTTTAACGCCCACCGAAAAGGCACCTAATGCTCGAAAAACCTCCGCAGCCTCCCGGCCACCCCAGCGACTGGGCCAGCATTCTCACCTGGGCCTGGGTGATCGGCCTGTCGCTGCTCGGCGGCTTCGTCTCGTTTTACCAGAAGCTGAAGGCCGGCCACGTGCGAGCGTGGAACTTCACCGAATTCGTCGGCGAGCTGGCCACCTCCGCCCTGGTGGGGATCATCACCTTCAAGCTTTGCCAGTGGCAGGGCTTTTCGTCCGACCTGGCGCCAGCCTTGGTCGGCATCACGTCGCACATGGGCAGCCGCGCGCTGTTCAAGGCCGAGGCCAAGTTCAGTGCGTGGGCCGACGCCAAGTTTCCGCCAACCCCAGCATCGAAGGAGCCACCCCATGAAAACTAATTTCCGTCTCAGCGCGCGCTCGCTTTCCCGCCTGGAGGGCGTCCATCCTGATCTGGTCAAAGTCGTCAAGCGCGCCATTGAACTGACCGAGGTCGACTTTATGGTCACCGAGGGCGTGCGCACTGCGTCGCGCCAGCAGCAGCTGGTGGCCGCCGGCGCCTCGCAGACCTCGCGCTCGCGGCATCTGCCGACCGCGAACAAGTGCGGCATGTCGTGCGCGATCGACCTGGCCGCCATGGTCGGCGCCGAGGTGCGCTGGGACTGGCCGCTCTACCCGAAGCTGGCCAAGGCCATGAAGGCGGCCGCCGCCGAGCTGGCCGTGCCGATCGAATGGGGCGGGGAGTGGAAAATGATGGACGGGCCACATTTCCAACTTACGTGGAAGGCCTACCCATGATCGACATCGCCCTGACGAAATACCGGCTCGCCGCCGGCGCCGCGGCGCTCGCTTTGGCGCTGGCCGGCGCGGCCGCTGCTGGCGCGGTTATCAACGGCTGGCGTCTGGACGGTGCGCACCGGCGCGCGCTGTCCAGCGAGATTGACAAGCGAGTGGCCGCCGAGCGCAAGCTTGACGACCAGACGGCCGCGGTGGCGCGTTTGGGAGATGCGAAGGCTGCCGCCGACGAACGCCGCAAGGTGGCGGAGAAGTTCGCCGCCTCCGCCATTGCGCGGACAAAGGATCGCGCTGCGGCCGTGGCCGCCAGCCAAGCATCGGACTGCAGCGGCGTGATGCGCGAAGCATGGGAGGGCTGGAAGTGAGGGTGCTGCTTCTTTGCCTGCTGCTGGCCGGTTGCGCGAGTGAGCCGCAGAAGGTTCCGGTACCGGTCATGGTCGGCTGCCTCGGCCTGGCGCCGACGCGCCCGGTCAACACGTTCGGCGCCGGCGCCTACCCGGGCGATAAGGCAGCGGCCCAAGCGGCGCTGATCGACTCGGCAGCCTGGGAGGGCTATGCGCTGAAGCTCGAGGTGATTATTGCAGGGTGTCTCAGCCGCGCCGTCAAGACAGTCAAGCGTGGGTAAGGTCAAGAAGCCTCACTTATTTTGCGACTGCCGGACTCTGCGTGCTCTGCGGCGCGCTTGGTTGCGCTACTAGTGAGCTAGGAGGTACCTGATTTTGTGTTGGCGCTGGCGCAGCTGCTGCGGGCGGATCAGGCTGCTTAATCGTGAAGTAAGACGAAAACTTACTTATGCCAAAACCAATGGCTGTACAGACCACGCTGAGTGTAACTACTCCACCAAAGATCATGTTACGCCATGCAATCAATGCATCAACTTTTGACTTGGTACTGTCGACCGTCTTCGTCAATGAATCTAGTGATGCCTTGATTTCACCAAGATGTTTTTGCACATCCATGAGACCCTGCACGAAATGGTACTCTGGATGTCCATAACCAGGGACAATAGATGGTGGCGGGACTTGTACAGGAGTGGGCGTTGTGCTCTCCGGTGTCGATGAGCGGGATGCACTCATGATTGATCCATGCGAGTCTGAATCCACTCCCACGTATCGGTAGAAGCCAACCCATAATAGGAAGTGACGAGTGTAATCAAAGCACCTTCAATCGATTGATTAGGACTCTTCGCTCCCTGAACCGTGACGCCCAAATGGTTCGAAAGTTCGATCGTCGTGCCAGAGTAGTGAATCAACCAGCCACGACCACCTTGAAGCGGCAGTCGGTCGCTAGACTTCGCAATACGGTGTTGGACCGCCATATCCAAAGCAAGGGAATCAGGCATAAGCGAAACGGCAAGGAAAATAGGCATAGTGCGCAAAGTGTAGCATCAACGAACAAAGATGGCCGCCTTGCTGAAACAGCAATTTGGTCTGTGTCAGTATTGCGTCACAGAACTGCTTTTGTCGCCGCTTCGTCGGTGAAGGTCTTTTGCCCTGATCTGCGTGTAACGGGCTAGCATCTTCCAGTCTCTGTGTCCGGAAACTAGGGCGACCTGCTCGATCGAGTATCCGAGTTCGAAAAGTCGCGAGACGCCTTCGTGCCGGAGGTCATGGAATTTCAGGTCATCAATTCCCAGCTTGTTGCAGGCACGCGGAAAGAGGGTGCTCACGGTGCCTTCAGTGATGGGAAATATCCGCTCACCGACGCGTGACTGGCGCAGCACGATGTCAAAAGCGTTGCCGAGCAGGGGCACTTCCTGATCGTTGCCCTCCTTTTCGGTTGGGTGCTTGCGGTCGCGGATGATGATCGTGCGGTCGGCTTCGTTCAGATCTGCCCACTTCAAGCCGATGATTTCGCCCAGGCGCATCGCCGTCGCCACTGCAAACTGGATGACGTCGACCATAGGCACGCGCTGCCGGCTCCCCTTGGCTCGGAAGTGCTCACATAGCTGCTCGATCTCGCTGGCAGTTGGCCGGCGGGTTCGTTCGCGTGACTTCGTCGATACGCCCAGGTGCGCCAGGCGTGCGCGGGCATCTGACACGGCCGTTTGATTGACGGGCATCTTCCAGATCGCGCTGGCCGTTTTAAGGATGCCGCCGATGTAGGTGAGATCAATTCCCACGGTGACTCCGCCGGCGCCACCTGTTCTTCGGGCGTCGACATATTTGCCCAGCCGGTCCGCCGTGAGTGCGGACAACGGCACCGTGCCGAGCGCGGCCTTGACCGCCTTGAGTACGGCGGCCTTGTTTTTGCCGAAAGGTCGAACTGCCCCGATCTCTTCGGTGTACCTGTCGATGAGATCCCCGAATGTAATAGAATTCAGGCTTCGGCTATCGCGGTACTGGCTTGCGTCCATTTCAGACTCGAGCTTGCGCGCCCACTCTGATGCCAACGACTTCGTCGGGAACGACTTGCTGACGGACTTGTGACCGGTGCGCCGGATCTCCGCGACCCAACTTCCTTCCCGCTTTCTTATTGAGGCCAT